AGTGTTGGTGGAGGAGTTGTCGGTCTCGCTCGCAACAGCGACCTCAGAAGGTCGCGGCGATGTTGTTATAACACCCTTTGAAACGCCGCTACCGAGACCGATCTTCCGCCTTGGGTATATTCCCACCGGCACCCTCGCACCGCCGCCCACGTGGCCGCTCGCAGATACTTTCGTAGAGGCACCACCACCTATTCAGTCTCGCGTGGCGTTTAATGACTTCCGGCTGAATTTTCTGGCTGAAGGCACAGAGGCAGAATATACGTTGTCGCAGAAATTTTTGATTATGAATACCACAGGGCGCAACGAAAATAATGTGCCGACCAATCTGATTCGTTTATTCGAAATCGGTCCAGGTGAGACGCGCACACCCATCCCTGTCACTGAGACAACGACGATTGCGGCCGCAGCTACGCCTGCACATTGGTACATCAAGTTTGGAGTGCAGGGAGGCATGGGACATGTCTCGGGCGGTGGCGAATCGTCACTCACGGCATTCGTCGGAATGCCCTGGCTGAAGCGAGGCATCAATCGCAGCACGGAGAAGACGCGGTGGGCCCTTGCCACACCCGTGGTCGCACACGACTATACCGAGACGAGCTTCGGCGTGCTACCCGTCTCTTTGAACCTCGGCACGATTATGAGTGAGAAACATCTTCTCACCAATATCTGGATTTCTCCGTACATCGGAACAACAACGGGCACCTCGATTAATCGTATCGGTGGGCTCCTCTCTGTGACGTTTTAGTATTTAATACGCCCCTATAGCTCAGTGGCTAGAGCAACACCCTTGTAAGGTGAAGGGCCGGGGTTCAAATCCTCGTGGGGGCTCCACCATATAAATATTGCGATAACTCGTTAAAATTATGCAACATGCCGCGATGGGATTTTTATTGTGAACGTTGTCAAACCACTCGTGAACTGGCTTTTCAAACCTTCCAAAATTCTGAAGACTCTCGTTGTCCTCAATGCGGCGGCCCGCATACACGCCAAATCTCGAAAAGCAATTTCGTCGTTACGGGATATAATGCCAAAAATCAATACTACAAAGGATAGTGAATAACTATGTCTGATGTGATAGCACCAGCACCAAGCAAACCTCTCGGTGGCACCGAACTCATTCTCGCCAATCTGCAAGAGGCGCTGCCTGAACTGACCAGTCAGGTGCAGATTATGATGTCGCGTCCTGAGACGTATACCTTTGAGGACAAGCCGCGCATACTTTGGTGCCAGGATTTGCCGCAGGACCCCGCATCCGCTGTGCTGAAGGACCAAAGTTATCGCACAAAGTTTAATCGCATCGTATTCGCCTCACACTGGCAGCAACAGCAGTATAATATGTATCTCGGCATTCCATATAACGAAGGCGTCGTCATTAAGAATGCAGTGCCCTATCGCGAATCGGTTTTTCCCAAACCCTACGACGGCAAGCTCAAGTTCATCTATACCTCAACCCCGCATCGTGGACTCGCCATTCTCGGTGCCGCGGCCGAAGTGCTGGCGAAAGAACGTGAGGATTGGGAACTCCATGTGTATTCGTCGTTGAATATTTACGGATGGCACGAACAAGATAAAGAGTTCGAACCGCTGTATGATATTCTCAGAAAGAATCCGCATATCATCTACCACGGCACACAGCCGAATGCGGACGTGCGTCAGGCGCTGGACGAGTCGCATGTGTTTGTCTATCCTTCAGTGTATGCGGAAACCTCCTGTATGGCTGTGCAAGAAGCCATGATGGCAGGTTGTCTCGTCATCACCAGCAATTACGGTGCGCTGCCGGAAACGTGTGCGGAATGGGCGTGGATGTTCTCCTACGATGAACGCCCGGAGGCCATGATCGTCAATACTGTCGGGCGTATGCGAGAGGCGTTGGACACCTACAGCAGCAAGCATACGGAATATACGTTGCGAGCGCAGAGCAATTACTATCAACAGTTCTATTCGTTTGAGTCGCGAATTCCTACGTGGGAGTCGCTGCTACAGTCGGTCATTAAGAAAGGCGCGCCTGTTGAAATGTTGGTGATTGAATAATGTCTGGTATACTTGTACCGTTCGAAACACAAGAAGCACGAAACAAACGGTTGGCGTCGGCCGAGCCCGAGAACACTGGCGCAACACCCGAGGAACGACATGCACGATATCAGCAACATACACTGATTGTCTGTCGTCAATTACTGAAGTACTATAGACAGTCACCGGGCTGGTCCGCTAACTGCGAGAACGAAATGGCAATTGCCGTCACATCACTCAAGAACATTTGCCGTCTGCTTGCGGCACCAACGCCCGAGGTATCACTATGAAAGCACGACAGCTTGGAGAGATTCTCACGCATCAGAAGACACTAACTAAAGCCACGGATAAAGTTGCGTGGCTGCAAGGGCATTATTCGACAGGCCTGACGTATCTGTTGGCGCTGGCCCACTCAGGGGTTGAATGGGATCTACCGGCCGGTGCGCCACCATTCAAACAGGATTTGGGCCCCATCGGATTGACGCCGTCACATTTGCTGCGCGAACTCCGCGTACTCTACCTGTTCGTCAAAGGCGGGTCACCTGTATTGCCGCATCGACGCGAACAATTGTTTCAGCAATTACTGGAGCGACTTCATAGTGGTGAAGTGGCGATTGTGATGGCACTGAAAGATGGCAAATTCCCCAGCACCTATCGCTGCACGAAAGCTGTCGTCAACGAAGCGTTTCCGGGTCTACTGGATCAGCCGTTCGACTTGCGATATTTCAGATAGGGAGTTAGAGAGATGGAAGACAACAACGCCGATGTCGTGGCACGATCATTACTCGATGTGCGATTAGACCTGAAGTATATTGAAGTATTCAATTCCGGTAAAGCGATTAAAATTGTGGCATGCGCAACAGCCCTTCTCGTAGCAATATTATGCCTCGGCTTCTCCTCGTCCCTGACCGAGTTCGCCATCGGCGCATGTAGTCTCTTGTTCGTCATTCGATTGTTGCTTGGCGCGCCAACCGAAATACGACTCACACCGGAATCCTTCGAACGATTGCAATCGTGGCTTGTAAATGATGATGATGATGAGGAAACCAGTGAGTAATAAGGATAGTGTTAGCGCATGGCCTATTCGCTATCGCAAAGAGGAACCTGGGTCGAAAGAGGACAAACAGGAGGAATATGAGGTACGACGTGAGCAAGCCGAAGAAATGTATAATCATATGACGCCAGAGATGCAACTCGATTTGATCCTCATGTTCGTCAACACAGCGGAAATGCGTCTTAGTATGATACCGCCTGGAACACACGTCGCAGAGTGGCTTGATGTATTAAGCCGAGCCCTGCGTCAACTATTAATGGTCATGACCCACCTGCAACCACATTCACCGAAACCGAGTGTGGCTCTCGAAGACCCCAATTTATATTGGCCGTCCGGCGACGTTTCTCTCAACTAGGAATCTCATTATGCCCAATTATTCTTATTCGTGTTCGATGGACGGTTGTGATTTTAAGGTAGTCGATTTGAATCTCCCGATTGCCGGGCGCAATTATCCCACAACTCAATCGTGCCCAAAATGTAAGAGCGAAAACACCATCGTAAAGGATCTCACCGCGCCAGGTGTGTCGTATTCTGTAAACCGCGGCGGACTAAAGGTACCCGAAACTTTCAAAGACATTCTTCGAAATATCAAGAGTGAACATCGGGGTTCGACCATTAATATTCCTGAGTAGCACCCAAGTAATATCATGAAAACTTTTGAGCATGAACCGTACACCTTCCCCCGCATCGAACAGGTCAACCAGCGCGTCGGCCGAATTTACCGGGTCCTTGACGGCAATCACACCGGAAACGAATACCCATCAATCACGCGGGTGTTGGGTGCCAGACCCAAGCCTCAACTCACTGCCTGGCGAAAGCGCGTGGGCAGAACCGAGGCAAATAGAATCACCAAAGAGTCCACCACCCGCGGCACAACGTTACATATTCTGGCAGAATCCTATATCAACAACGAAGCCGACCAGGTCGAGGACGCTGTGGCGACGCTCACAGACGACGCACGTCAGTTCTGGGGGGATATGCGTCCATGGCTCGACGATCACGTACAGCGCGTCCACGGACAGGAATCGGACATGTACAGCGCACACCTGAAGGTTGCAGGGCGCGTGGACTTACTCGCAACAGTGGACGGAGAGTTGGCAGTTGTTGACTTCAAAACGTCGCGTCGTCCGAAGAAGCGCGAGTATGTGTTAGACTACTTTCTGCAAGGCTGTTTCTACAGCCTCTGTGTGTTTGAACATACGGGGCGAAAGGTCAAGCGTATCATCTTTCCCATCGTTTCGCCGGAGGGGCTTGAGGTCTTTGAGACAACCCTCGCCGAAGAATTCGACGGCTTGCGCGAACGCATTAAGGAATACTACTTGCACTATCACACAACGTAAGGTATAATTGCTGCATGTCAAATGTTATGTTTTCTTCGGCGTCTAATGAGTGGGAAACCCCACAGCAAATCTTTGATGCCCTACATGAAGAGTTTGATTTCACATACGACTTGGCGGCAACTCACGACAACACCAAATGTAAGAATTATTTCACCACAGCGGATGACGCACTCGTTCAGGATTGGGCCGCAGTCGGCCGACGCGGATGGTTAAACCCACCCTACTCCCGACGGCTCTGCAAACAGTTCATACAGAAAGCCGCAGAAGAACGCTTACGCGGATTCTTAACTGTCGTGCTACTCCCCGCAAGAACAGACACGAAGATGTTTCACCAATACATCTATGATAAGGACAGGTGGAAGCCGAGGGAAGGCGTTGAAATTCGATTACTCGCCGGACGGTTGAAGTTTAGTGGCAGTAAAACCTCCGCGCCGTTCCCCTCGATGATTGTTGTGTTCAGACCGCGAAAGACGAATTGGTTTAGAACATTTTTTAGTGAGGACACCAATGACAAATGAAAAGCCCGTCGCCCATCTCCACGCCGAACAAACGGATCTGCCGGGCGTAATTATTCTTGAACCCGACGTATATTCAGACTCCCGTGGATTATTTTATGAATCGTTCCACACAGAGAAGTATCGCGCATTCGGCATTCCGGGTCCGTTCGTGCAAGATAACTTTTCGAGATCGACAGGTGGAACCCTCCGAGGATTGCATCTGCAAATCAAGCGGCCGCAGGGCAAGCTCATCCGCGTCTTGCGTGGGACCATTCGTGACGTGTCCGTCGACGTGCGGCCGGGATCGCCAATGTTTGGTCGTTGGGTATCGATTGACCTCTCGGCAGACTCATATCAACAAGTCTATGTGCCCGCCGGATTTGCACACGGCTTCAGCGTACTGAGTGACGATGCTGAAGTCGAATACAAATGCACGACACATTATAATGCCGCAGACGAAGTTGGCATTGCGTGGAATGACCCCGAACTTGACATTGACTGGGGCGTGGAATCGCCACTCCTCTCCGAACGTGATGCTGCGAATGGCACATTGACAAGCATTGTCGACCGGCTCCCACAGAGCTTGTATGCGGTCAACACCGTTAGGGGCGTGCCCAGGCATCTTGATTTTTGACAATGCGTGTGATATAATTACTGGTATAGTCGTTGAAGCGCGGACAATGGTCTTCGGACGCCGGGGCAGTACCGGCCGCCTCCACCATTAAACTTACGGGCATTGAATTTAACGGCGGGGGCGAACCAGTTTCGACGGGGATTGTATGGACGCGGGGAGGCTATCGACAAGACGCTGTCGTAAAATAGAGTCAAACAAGAACTGATAACCAGTTCGCACTCGCAGCCTAAAAGGTTGCAAATTGATAGCCTAGGAATAGTCTATCGGAGACGCTGGCTCTCTTGGCAACAGAAACCAGCACCTTTTAGATAATATTATGGTGATACCCACGCTTCCCCAAGACACGGATGCAGAAATACTTGCTCAAACAATTGAACAATTGGTCATCGCAAAGCGGATGTCCTATCTGGATGCCGTAATCTACTACTGCGCAGAGAAGAATATCGAACCGGAACTCATTGCCGGTAATTTGGGCGATAAGATTCGTGGCGAACTTGCCAATGATGCCCAACGACTGCACTTCATCCCGAAGTTCAACCAGTTGCCTCTTTGATTGAGTGTACGATGACGCCAGAACAGGTCTTCATGTACGCGAAGTCTTATCGCCTCTATTTCTCAACGGAGGGATATGACTTCATCAAATACAAGGGTCGTGTCTCGACGCCACCGCTCATTAAGCAACGTGACCGCCAGTTTTATTATCGGTTGTCGACGAAGTTATCGGATACGCAAATCCACGCGGCGTTGCTGTTGACCTACTTCTTCAAACCGAAGGCCTATATTGCGGATGTTGTGGCGCCGAATATTTTACAGGATGGTATGTCGTTTGCGTCTCGTGCAGAGAATGGCACGTCAACACTCGGCAATGAACTGTATGCGTTGCGGAAGAAGCTCTTGCCTGCACACGTGGATGAGTGGCTCTATGGAGCGTTTCTCGATGAACAACGCGCATCACTACCGACCTGTGTCGAAGGGATCATCAGTCGAGAACTCATGGTTGACCTGGCGTGCGTGCTGCTGCTCATTCCACAGAGTGCGCATGGGTATCATTGGTCGCAGTATTGGGAACAGCGCGAACCAGCAGGCAGCGCCTTCGGTGTGCGCCCGTGGTTGACTCGCTTACGAAAAGCCGATCAACTGCTTAACTGGCAACGACCCGCGTGGCGGCAATACACACACAAGCTGTCCAAAATGTTTTGGGCATCATATCAGGGGCTGTCGTTGGCGCCTCATCAGGAGGAACCACAGTTATTTGCGTAATCTAAATATACGTGTTATACTTACGTCTGTTTGTTATTAGATATTCTAATACAATAATCCACCGTTCGACCATACAAGGAGTGCCAATACTATGGCCACCAATTTTACCTCGTTACGTAATTCCCGCAAATCCCTCCTCGCCAAACTCGCTGACGAAGTGAAGAAGAACACCTCGCCGCAAAGGCAGGGTGCCGACGAACGCTTCTGGAAGTTGGTTGTCGATCCCAAGACGGGCATCGGCTATGCCAAGCTGCGATTCCTCCCGGCGCCGAAGGACGAAGACATTCCGTGGGCGAAGCTGTGGTCACACGGCTTTCAGGGACCAGCAGGTTCGTGGTTCATCGAGAACTGCCCGACGACGCTCGATGGGCGGCCGTGCCCTGTCTGTAAGGAGAACAATCGGCTCTGGAATTCTGGGGTGGAACGCGACAAGGAAGTGGCGAGATCGCGAAAGCGTAAGCTGACGTATATCAGCAACATTCTGATTATCGAAGACCCTGCGAATCCAGAGAACAATGGCAAGACGTTCCTGTATAAATATGGAAAGAAAATTCACGACAAGGTGATGGAACTGTTAGAACCGCAGTTCCCCGATCAGCAGCCTGCTAATCCGTTTGATCTGTGGGAAGGTTGTGATTTCAAGCTGAAAGCGCAGAAGGTTGCGGGTTATCAGAATTACGATAAAGCTGAATTCACAGAACCGACCGAACTCTTTGCGGGGGACGATGCGCAGAAGGAAAAAACTTGGGAGGAAGAATTTTCACTGTCGGAGTTCATTAAGGAGGACCAGTTCAAGAACTTCGAAGACCTTGTCAAGAGGTTCCAGCGGGCGCTCGGCGGTGACGCGGAAGACAGGCTTACGGCAGGAGAGGTTATCGAACGCGAATCTCGACTCCCTATTCCAACTCCCGCGCCGGCTGCGAAAGCGGCCGAAGCACGAGCAACCAAATCCGTAGCGGCACCCAAGCCGAAGGCAGTTGAGGTGAACGAAGACGAAGAAGAAGATGATGTGAAGAAGTTCTTTGCGAGTGTGATTGATGGAGACTAAGACCCGATAAGGTATCTTAGAACGCACCGTTACGGCGCCCCAACAGAACATCGTTGGGGCGTTTTTTTATTTGTGGGGCGTTACGTCGTGGGTTCCATCGAGGAGTCGCGTTCCGCCTTCTCTCGGTTGTGGATGTCCCATGCCGCGGCCGTCAGCCTCACCATTCCCGTTTCCTCACCGTGCTGCTTGACGTAGGACGCTTTATTCTTCCGCATCCATGATTCCATCTCGGGTGGGGGAATATCGGTGGCCAGTGGGGGTGTGGCGTCGTTACTCTCGCGGAGATACTCTCTGAACGTTGGAATGGACATAGTGTGTTCCTCGGGGACGTAGCGGTTGCTGCGGACTTCATATGACCCCGACTTCACCTCAAACCCTTTGTAGCCCGGAATGACACGCTGTACCATTCGTGTAAACCGCGAGTAGAGGCGGGCCCGAGATGCGGCTTTCGCGGTATACACAACCGATCGAGGTCTCGCTCGTTTGACCATTTCTTTGAAGATGGCAATCACCGTTGCAAACACAGGAATCTCAACGCCCGTCTTGCCGACGATGTCGTCAATTCCCTGCGCCGGACTGTTCCATGCGTGGTCTGCCGCCTTGTGTAGTCCAAATCCAAACTCCCATTGCGACGGAAGTGAGGGTGGAGAGGGAACTATGCTTCCGTCCGGGCGTCGGGGTTGAGGTTTCGGCCATTTCGTAGCCCACATCGATACCTTGTAGACCATCCCCGTTTCTGGAATTGTGAACTGCGCCTGATAATGCTCGGACTGGCTGACCGTCATGCGCCAGGGATAAGGGCGATCGCCGAACTCTGTGAGATAGGACGCCTCCGCGACAGTGTTCTCTTGTCGCTTGAAATATTGCACCTGACGTTCGCGCTTCTTCGCAGCCGCTTTAGTGTCATAGGTGCCGAGGTTCTTGCCGCCGGATTTAGAGACGAGCTTATACTGATTGCCAGTCTTGATAATGTCTTCCTTGGGAAAGAATATGTCAGCGTCTTCCTGCCCGGGCGTCATCGCTTTGTAGATACGCGAGAGCGAGTCGGAACCCCATTCGAGGTCGGCGGATGTCGCCGCCTGCTTGGTGTGGGGAAGGGGTTTGCCGTGCATGATGATATTTAGGGGTTCTAAATAATGATGCGAAAGGAATTATAATTTATGGCTGATGATACATCTATAGCAGAATCTGGTCAAGCCTTGTTTTGTGCAATTGCCGACTTTGTAGGCGTCGGTCAGATCGATAAGATCCTCAATATTAAGTTGTACCCCACCTATGAAGACTTTAAACAATGT